TGAGGTAATGGTTGACCTGTTATTGGATCTATCTGTGATGGATCAGGTAGTATACCTTTTTGTATCTCATCTTCAATTTGATTATCAATTTCTTCTATCTCACTATCTGTTTGTCTTAGAATTTTCTTTCTTACAAACTCAGTAGAATAAAATTTACCAATATATGGTTCTATCGTTGCTAGATTGCCTAAGCGACTTTGAATCATTTCTGATTCTTTTAATTCTGCAAATTGATTATCATATAAGAAATCATATTGAATATGTTCTCCCATACTTTCCCAATCTTCTGGTGTAACAATATTCTTCAATATCAATTGAGTGCGGAGCATATCGTTAAACATCGCTGAAAATCTTTTTCTTAAACGTCCAACAAATTTAGAAAATTTTAATTCATCTCTCAATATTTCTGATGATCTACCTAAATTAAATCCACCATCTGCAGCGATTCTTGACTCTGGTACACCTAATGCACGATATAATTTTTTCTGGAAGTATTCAATATCAGCAAGTTCACCAAGATTTTGTCCACCTGGTAGAGTTGTAATTTCGGTGCCCCGACCACCTTCTCTTCTTGGTAGCCAGAAATCCTCCATCATCGACATAAACTTGCGATCATCTCTCACCTCTCCAGTATTAGCATCATAAACAAGTTTATTTCTATAACGAGACATCACTTCTTTAAGATATTGTTCTGCTTTTACCTTTGGAAGATTACCAACATCAATATAAAATATTCTTCTTTCTGGTGCTCTTGATAATCTATAGATAACAAGACTATCTTCAATCATTCTTAATTGATTAAGAGCCTTGATTGCTTTATGCATATAAGATAAAACAGTTCCTTTATTACGATCAACTAATCCAGAACTACAATAAACCACTGAATCTTTTGCAATTTTTACTGATCCTCTTTTAGCACCAGATCCTGCGACCATACCAGAATTGTAATTAGGTTTTGCTGTATATAAAAAGTATTCTTCAATATCTGGTTCATTAACACCCTCTGCTCCACCTTTAGCACCCACTTGTATTTTTGTTCTGGGATCCTCTTTTTTCTGTTGACGGACAAACTTCATCTTCATGGGATCAATGTATCTTAGATCCTGTATCCCTTCCATTGGATTTTTGACATCAATAACCTTTAGATAATATAATCTACCATCAACATACCAGTTTCTGAATATCTCATGTGCTTTGCGATCAAAATCTAATATTTCTTTTATATTTCTAAATTCTTGTCTTATTGCCTTTTTTAATGCATCACCTGCATTAAGATTAGATAATTCTATCTCAACGGGAGAATCATACAAATCACTAACTATAGCTTCATTAACAACATCTTCAATCGCACCATCACACTCTGGATGCAGTGCCATCTCTCTATATCTACGAATTAGGTCATGTTCAGTTCTGTAAACACCTTCAATATCCAGATATGAACCGTAAAATCCACTGGAAATATAATTATCAACCCCGTCCTGATTAGTTTTCGGGACAGGGGATATTACTGACGGTGATTTACTTTTACCATCATCAATAGAAAAACCAAACAGTTTAGCCATAGTATAATATTTTTACTTCTATTATAGCACTATTTAGGTGATTAGTTAATGTCCTCTCCACCAGCGTTAGCACCGTTACCTTTAATTGCTTCCCAATAA